TTCCCGATTGGCGTCGTGTTCTTAATGAGTGTCAACGCTATTCGGTAAGTGGAAAGATTGATTCTGGCATTCTTGCTACGTTCTCTGATGTTGCTGTAAATGAACTGGTCAAAAATCTTAAATCGAAAAACTTCTCGGAAGTTCGTAAGTGGATCGTTTCTAATTTGGACAATGATACTACTGTACTTCTTAGGCGCATTTACGATTGTCTTTATGATGCCCTGGTTCCTGGTAGTATTCCTGCTGCTGTTCTTGTTCTTGCTAAGTATCAGTACCAGGGAGCGTTCGTAGCAGATCAGGAGATAAATATGCTTGCTTGTTTAACCGAAATTATGGTGGAGTGTGAATTCAAATGAATGTAAAACTAATTCGTATGTGGTCTGGCGAAGATGTCGTTGCAGATCTTGTAGAGGATAAAGAAACCTCTATTGTTATTACTAACCCTATTGTTGCTGTTCCTACTGGTGGTGGGCAGATGGGATTTGCTCCCTGGTCTCCTCTTCTGAGTGGTAAGGATAAAGAACTTGAGGTTACTAAGGAGTATGTGGTCTATATAAGTGACCCTCAAGATCAGATCATTGATCAATATCAAGACATGTTCTCGGTATTAAAAACTCCTAGTAAAAAACTAATCGTATGAAGTACCCTAGACAAAAGAAATCCAGAACTTACTACTACTTCTGGGCATTCATGGCACTCACAGTATTCTTTG